TCTAAACCTAATAATTAAGCGAATCTAACAGTTTCTTAGAACATCATCGAGCAATGTTCCTCGCATTTCTATCCTAATTTCTTCAAAGTAATTGTCATTAAATGCATCAACTATATCCTCTACAATATAATTGAATATCAGCATATTGTTATGATCCCTGTTGTAAGGAAGCAGCTTGGTTCTGTCAATGGTGCACCAATAATCTTCAGTGTCCCATCTGTATGCATAGAGGAAATAGAATAATTCCCTAGGATATTCTATGTAATGTATCTTGTCATACCGCTCTCCAATTGTTAGGAATGTTTCCCAATCATAGCTTCTAAACCATACCTTTAGATCTGGATGTATGAGCATTGCATATAGAATATCCAAATCTGTGCCAGGTTTGTTTCTCTTATGTATGTGCTTGCATAGCTCCCTAGTGATATTGTTCGGCTTGAAGAGCCTCTTACTACCCCGCACTTGAGTTATCTCATACTCAACTGCTATGGCACTTAATGATTCGACCTCAGTTTCAAGCCCTGCAGCATAGGCACTTGACATATCAGTTTCTACTAAGTCGATGACGGCACTGGTGACATTGTTCTCAGTGGGTAAGATTTCTAGTCTTCTAGTGACACTTTCAATTTTTGCCAGCTCTGCAAAATAGTAAAAAGAATTCCATAGAACCCTTTTCTGTTGTATGTAAGAATTTGACTCTAACAGTATTGATGCGTCCCTAACAGACAATGACAGTGGTCTATTAAGCATTAGGTCCTCCAATACTTTGTGTCTTAGCAGCATCTCATTGTTGTAACCATCAATTATTGCATTGTCCAGCATGACCTTTTCTGGTCTTCTTACACCAATACTTTGGTATATGTTGGCAACCCTGAACTCTGATTCTTGAAAGTTGTTATCCATCATATTAGCTTTGATAACTCTGTAGTAGTCATCAAATGAATAACTTTTGGGTGAGACAAATCTAGTCATGGATCTCATGGCTAGTTTCTTGTCAACATATAGGCTCAAGCAATGTTTGGACGTCCCCATACTTATCTGTGTCTCATAAGAGTTGTAACTGCACAGATAATGGTGTGCGTCATGATTAGTGGTGGAGCTACTTCCCCATACTCTGCTCGTCCACCATGCAAGATCATATTCATATGCATCCCTTGAAAAGCACTTCTGCACCATTATTCTCATGCCTCTTAACAATCTATCCTTGTCAAGTTTGTTCACTCTCAATGTCACTACACCTGCAAATGACTCTGCATAACATACCAAGTCAGCATGCATAAACTTGACTGCCCAATCACCATAGTACTTGCCATCCACTGTCCTGTTCTGTGTTTTAATCCACTCATATGCAAACGTTTCTGTTCTTATTATGCTGTTCAGATACTCTGGGTTATTATTGAATTCCATTTGACACACTGCATGCTTAAGCTTGGAATTGTAGTCTAGTCTAGTGTGATCTATTTTGTTTACTGCAATTTTGACTGGGACTCCATCATACCTCAAAATTTTAATCTTTCCATCATAGACACTGTTTAGCACCAGACAAGAGTATATGTCATCTATTGCTTCCTGATCAACCTCATGCTTTTTCATATATGATTTGTCAGATCTCACCCTATATACAACTGTTGGATTGATAGTTGCTCCATAAAGATCTTCGAGGAAATTAGGGATGGTGTCTGATGCCACCTTAGGCTGTATCCATGATCTTTCTTTGATCGTTCCGAGTTTGCCTTGCATTATGACCTTACATGCTTCTTTTACTTCAAAGAAAGCAAAATAAGATTTAAATCTCACTTCAATGTCTCTTGCATCATTAAGCCTAGTATCCAATGATGTCTTGAATGATCCATATTCAGCATAATATCCAGACCCTGTTTTTGTGTCTATTATTGTCAGCAGAACATCCTGTATAGGTGATATTGTGCTATAGATACTCTCGATCTTTGGCATCCTGTTGATAACTTTCCCTTTGGATCTGTCAGTTGGTTCCATCGTGCTTGCATTTATAATAGAGTCACACGCTATGACCACTTCACTTTCCGTTGTGAAGGCAGTGATTGTTGCTGCCCAATCTCTGCCAGTAACTTCAACATCCATAAGTGTTTTATACATCTCGTCAAAAGTCATTGGCTTGCTTCCGTTGAGCCGAACCGTTTTCCCTGCAGATTGCATTGACTGGGATATTGCTAGCTTCCTAGTTGATTGAGTGTATCTCTCAGCAGCCAACTCGAACTGTCTTGTCTTTGCTGTGTCACCGTAATGACCTATACTTTCTGCCAATGTTTTTGGTCTCGGAACGATTAGTGCCAATCCGTCGCTTTTAAACTCTTCCTTTTCAATAACTTTTCTTACAGCTGCCACAGCGTACGCCATCTTTTTTGATTTAGGCATGATGTGTTTCACAGCCCTGAATATCTCACCTTTAGTTGGTATTTCTACACTCAAAAAGTCATCTTCATTGATTCCAGGTGCATCTTCCACGAATGCATTTGGTGTTCTGTTGTCAATTCCTAGAGCCACAGCTGCTGTTATTAGTTGTTTGATCGTCTTCTGTATTTCTTTATCTTCCTGGGTCAGTGCTGCAGTGGTCATTAATTTGTATATATCAGAATAGTGTGCATGAACACCAGTCACAGCTAGCCTGAAGGCTGATGATCTCGGATAGCCCCCCAATTCTATTGGTAGGTTGTGCAACAATCTCTTCTGTAGACCTTTAATCTGATATGCTGATGTAATTTGCTGTCGCAATATAGTAGAGATCATTATTATGTTCCCCATTGTTGCACCTGCTCGCAATGATTGCTGTATTGTTGATATTTGATTGCTCACATCAATAGCCCAGTTCTGGTATGTTAGGTTCGACATGCCATTGCAAATGACCTTCCCTGTGGACATGTGAACATGCCCATTCAAATTGTAATGAGACACCAACTCGCCAAGATATTTGCCACCCCAAAGTTTCTTGATGTTCAGTTTGAGGCAGAACAACTGTTTAGCAACTGTTCTGAATAGTGAGAATAACTTAAATGTCTCCTCATTGTCACAGCACACAGTCACCCAAGAATCATCGGAATGAACTAGCCCGACAGTCTCAATCCTCCTGCTGGGATAAGCTTTCTTGAATGCCTTTGTTATCCAATAATCTGCTGCACAATGCACGCTCGTTGATATGTTATTTAACATTCCTTGTGGCCATCCAATCTCTCCTTTCACTCCCATGTGCTTACTGTCATCAACCACTTCCCCCATTAGATTCAAATCGTTTTTAATGCTCTCAGGTATTCTTTTAACGAGGTGAACCCTGTCACTGATTTTCCTTATTGTTTTCTCCTGAAGAATTCTAATCTCCTTAGGGAGTAAATTGTTTGACTTGATGTAGGGGATGTACTTGTATGGATTGTCATTCTCAGAAAACTTGGTTTGATCCTCTGTTTGCTGATATACTTGTCCAAGGCCTTTCCTGACTCCAAGGGCTAGTGCCTGAGTATATGCCATATGTTGTTCCCTTAATTTGTCCTTTCCTGCAACCAGAATGTTGTTTGGCATGAATTTGCCCATCTCTGCTTCCGGCTTTTCAATCATCATAAGTGCTGCTTTTGTGGTCAATGTTGGGGTTGCAATTGGTCTGCCTGAACCTCTCTGCTCCTTTTCTGACATGGCAAACTCCATTTTCTTATCAGTGGCAATAAACTTTTGACCTATAACCAGTGCTCTCGCAGCCTTGTCATTAAACTTATCATCTTCGTATCTCTTAAAGCAGCTGGTGATGGATGTGGTGTGTATATCCTTTTGATTGCCTCTATCCTCAACTTCCTTAGTGCAGCCTCTTAGTGAGCAATTATTATGCATGAAGTCACAGTACTGACTTTTAACAACTTTATTTAAAATCGCATTTTCAGTCTCTGTTATGTGATTCATTAGCTCCAGGGTTGCATAGTGCACCGCATCTGCTGAATAGCAGAATTTTGAGTCAAATGGGAAATCTGTCTCATCGTGGCCATCCACTGCCCACCCACCGTACTTGTCAATCTCTTCCCTAAATTCTATGTTCCACTTGACAGTATTGTGCGTGGACACATCAGCAAACTGAGATCCATACACACCTTTAGGTCTCAAAGTGTTCAGCACAGCCATTTCTTCTATGTATTCATTAGCATTTTTATGCCTGATTGTTATGTCACAGAAGCTAGGCAACTCTAGATGAATGCCCAATGATTCTTTCGTTGGAATGCCATTGTTTGTGGTCAGTCTAGGCTTGTGAGCATTTAGCTTGTCGAGCAACATGAGCTCTTTGATGAAATCCCATATTCTGTGAAACAGCCACACATCCATTCTAGTCTTCATTATGAGGTTACATTTGTCTTTGATTAGTAGTGGCAACTTGTGTAATGTGGAGAATGGCATAAACCCAATATATTTTAGCAAATCCATGTATTCAGATACTTTTTGGTGTACATCCAATGTCATGTATGTTAGTATTCCAACCACTTTCTCCTTGATTTCCATTAGTTGTGTACAGGTTGACATTAGGTATGATGCAGATGCAACTAGTCTAAAACCAGCATTGTCCCAGCATGATATAACTCTAGTGTTCATTCTACATAGCTTTGACACGTAGTAGATATAATCTTTCGTAATAAGTGTATATTCACACTCAACATGAGTCAATGGTTTAGATCTTTTGGCTCTGGTAATAAAGATGAAAGGCATGTCACAATTTACACTTGTAACTGGTGAATGATTCTTGGGCATCATTGCAATGAATGAGCCGTTAGGTGGAGTGAAAACATTCTCATGTGATCCTAGATGAGCTGAGAGGTGGGATATTCTGCTGAATAGAGCACTCATGGAGTGGCAAAGTTGTGCTCCATTAGTCTTTCTGACATAATCATATATTTCTTTGTCGGTTGATGTGTGTGCCTCTTCATGGTGGTTGGATGTGTCCCATGAATCGTCCAAGATTGGAGGCTTGCCACTCAGGGACCCATAATAACTTATGGCACTGTCAATGAAATTGATGAAACTTCTTGATGAGTCAGTGTCTAACTTTTCAACTGGTCCCTTTTCATTCCGCCCATACGCCGAGCTGCCCTGAACCACATGCTCTTCAAACTTGTTGGTTATGTTGTTCACGATAGCCTTCCCTCTTTTGTACTGGTATGGCCCTTTGACTTCAGCCACTATAATGTCTTCATCCTTCGATATTTCATCTCTTGTCATCTTATTATCTTTAATCTTCTTCATGGCGTCTAACTGCGTAGTATTTGGGAGGATTGACATAAGATAATCACGAACATCATTTGGATCCGACTTGGATATGTCTTTCACGTAATCCATTATCAAATCGAGATCAGTCAAGTATGTGAAGTCTGCGCTATTATCACATACTTTAAGTGTTGCCTTAGGTTCCATGATCCTTTTAGAAACCTTCGTCTTAGTTCCATCATCATTCTCCTGCATCGTATACTCATTCTCTTCGATGACTTCTTTGAAGGCATTATCTATGTCATCAGGGGCAACATCATAGTATGATGCACCACCTAGTTCCTCAACCCTTGCCTTGATCATGTCTATCAATTCATCTTCAGTCCTTATGGGGACATAATCATCTATGCCACCCCTCTGTAAGTCAACATCTATCAACTTTGTTAGGGTATCTGGGTCAAACATGATCTTCTTGATTCTGTTGAGTTCCCTTAGTCTGTTGTACTCTTGCTGTTCTGTGCATTGTGTAACTATTAGCCGTATTAGCATGGATGCAGATTCAGTCATTTTGGTGTCCATCTCGGGGTTGTAGTCTAGCTTAAGCACACGATGTTGGATCTTGAAGATGTTGATCAGCTCCTCGATGTTGTCAAGATTTTCAGCCACAATAAAATTGTAGTGCAAGATGTTTAGTCTTGGCTTTTCTTTCCTTAGGTAGTCAATAATCACTTGGTATTTGTCATTCTTCTCCTCGTTTATCTTCCCGGGTGACCTTGCAACTGCCACATCGCCAATGAAAACATGGTTCCTGCACGGGCTAACCAACATCAAGTCTGGCGTCAGATTATTCACTTTATCTTCTGGTTTGGGTGCTAGCTCAAATTTCTTCAGGCAAAATTCTGTAAACTTTGTCTCTTGCTTTTCCGTCTCCCATCTTGGATCTAGATTCTTAAGGATTGCACTATACCACAGGTCGTGCCTAGCAACTTCAATTTGCTTGACATAATTGTAAGTTTGTGCCGCTGTGGTATTTGCAGATGTCCTTGAGTCCTCTTCCTTCTGGCATATGGTGTCATAATGTGGATTTTGTGCCCTTATTTGCCTTGGGACATGTCTTAGTCTGGTTATCGGTGTTAGCTGATTCTCTTCATCAGGCCTCTCTGTCCGAGGCACATACCTCAGGTAATGGCCACCGGCTTCGGTGAGGTCATAAATCATCACTTGTCGACTGTTATAACTTTATCAAACTTGGTCCT